TGTACGTCGGTCAGTTCGACCAACAACAGCCGTTACGCCCGCAGCGTCAGCAAGCGCTGGCGGGTCGCAGAAATCTGAAGTTCATTCAAATGTCTGTTCTTCAGTCTTGTCCTGGGATGCAGTGAATCCATCCTTAAAGGACTGTCGCCCTGACGTATACTCTTGTAACGTCATGTAGCGAAGCTTACCAGTAGCGTCGTCGCGAGTTACGACCTCGGCCTGGTGAGGGGAATGTGATACCTGTTGGTACACATCTTCAATGACCTCATTCAGTTCTGTAAGTTTCTGAATGAATGCATCATTGTTCAGCAAGGCATCATAAGCAAATGCTGCCTTCTGCAGTGCGGTGGTCTTATAGTACTTACCGTACTCATCGTCCGAAAGCACTTTCATGGCTTCCATTTGTTTGCCACGAAGTGCACCGTTTGCAACAGCTATGATTGGCTCAAGCAACGGTTTGAGAAGCATAGCCCTTTCACCCATAATGAAGGGTGCTCTGCGGTCACACGCTTTTCCGGCAATCTTACCGTGAAAAACGAGTGCAACATCCTCCCTACCTAAGGAGATAGTGGGGGTTGTTTCTTTCCGGTCCGCCTCTGTACGCTCCAGTTGAGCGACACGAGCGCGGAGTTTGTCGACTTCCTTATTAGGAGTCTTAGAACGTGCGCCGGACTTGGTCGGCTTTTTCGACTGAGATTTATCGCCCATAGGGTTGGAATCTTTCAACACCTTGGCGAGGGCCTCAGCTTGGCCCGCTAACTGCTTGCCTGCATCTTTTGCATTCATAGTAGTTCCTCCTTTAATTTCTCTTCGGCGTTATTTAACCCGTCCTGAAAGTCTGACAGCCAACTGCGAAAATCGCGTTGGGCCTGCAGTGAGAGTTCGGCATCGGACACCCGAGCTCTCGTCACCCACCCTTGGTTAACAAGGGCTAGGGTGCGAACGACATGCCGTAATGTTCCGGGATGTTCGTTCTCGATGGCTAACAGTGCCATGAGGTATGTCACTGTGTCGAAACCATCATTGTCACCGTCATCGACGCTGAGTAAGTCGTTTGACGCATAAATGAACTGGTCCATTTTGGTACCTCCTTCATTTAAGATTCACTGGGAATAAGGTGGATAAAACCTAAACCCTACTCCAAGTCAGGGTATTCCCACTTGCTGAGACCTGCGTTGATCAACTCGGTCACCGGGTCATGGGCACCATTAGTTTGAGTTAACTTTGGTGCTATCGGTTCAGGTAGTTCTTTGCCCTGAACGCGATTAACAAGAACGTTATACACATGTATAATCGTCTCTGCCTCTTGGATGAGGTTTTCCCAAGAGGAGGACTTCTTAAACCTATCATAGGCTTCAAGAATGTCCCGGGCCAACGACTGGTCAAGAATGTCTAGACCAGGACGCTGTTTAGGTTGGGTTTCCACCGGTTCATAAATAACCTTAGTGGCAACCAGGGGTGTACGCCAATGGCGGTACATTGCCTCTCTGATATCCGAAGTGTTTACTATCGGAATACAGCTATTCGCTAATTGTTTAGCGTATTCTACTTTTGCTTGAATCTCAAGCACGGTAGAATGGACGGTGATATCAGACATCTGTTTATCACTCACTCCATACGGAGCCGGGATTTCCCGTAAGACTCCAATTACCTCATGAATACCAGCTGCCTCGAGCTCGGGGTAAGCGGTATAGAACTGGTCAACATGATCTTGATAATAAGCCATGTTGTCCTTCAGGTTAGATAAGGACGAAGTAAATTTTAGCTTCTTCTTATCCAGTATCTGTGTGGATGTAATATACTTCCCACAGAACTCAGCTATTGAAGTATGACGGAACGACTTGTCCGCATTAATCTTCAATCCGATGTCTTGGCAAAACTGTTGGTAATCATTACCCAGTTTCTTGCCTATCGTGGTACAGTCATCCCCAGTTATCTTAGCTGGTGGGCGACTGGTACAAGGATCCAGCAATTTGCCTGTTTCCTTGTAATAGCAGTAGGCGACAATATAGCCATTAGCTATAGACGCCAACGGGAAGGATGGCGGAGTTCCCATTCCTGTCCCTGTTCCGAACTTTAGAGTCTCATGTTTGAGCCCTAATGCGGAAGCTTCCCACTCCCCTGAATTGATTTCATCGAGGAGGGCCAAGTCGAACTCGCGTAGGATATCGATCCTAACGAGTTCTTGGATAATTGGTCTCTGTATATCTTTATACGAGAAATTATCGGTAAAGGCAGATTGGTCAAATGAACAAATCTCCTTTGGGTGAGCTCTCTGAAGATTACGTTTAATCTCAGATTGCAAGTAGCGTCTAGCACCATCTTGGTCCATGACGCCCTGTAATGTCCATCTAGACTCGATTTCTTCGAGCTTATGGAACATTGGTCTAGACATTACGTCTAGCAACAATAGAAGGATCCAAACCACTCTGGGTTTTTGTGCATCCTTCGGAACTACAGCTGCACTGCCAACTGGTAGTTCGTGGTCAACGGGTTTAGGTATAATTAATCCTTCTGCCCGGACGTCAACTCCATAGACGAGGCATGATACCGCGTCATCTGGATAGGTCTGGAGCATCCTATTTACCACAGGATGTCTCAGTTGCGCCTCGAGGTCAACTGACTCTCGAGATCCCCGCTTCGTAGGCTTCAACCGTTCGTTATCTAACGTACGTGATGCCTTATCACTGATAGATGTAGATCGTAAGATATCATATCTTCGACTATCATCAATACACAGCCGTTCACATAAAAACGGTGTGTATAGCGCAACAAAGTGTTGAAAATCGGTAACAACATCTTTGTTTGGGTTGCAAACGTGGGAAATCACTTCACGTTGCAATCTCTTTTCCTCTCTGGACAGACCCGTAATTACGGCTGCAGATTTGAGGTTCGTGAGAGATGCCCATATCTTATAGGTCATTTCTCCGGGTTCTAACCTGGTCATCACCTGAAGCCAGTGTTTAGTGTAATCATTACCTAGGATAGTATTCCCATAACTATCCTTATACTCGATGATGTCATGTGACTTCACGAGATGCGGTATAGCAGACGGGTTAACAAATGTGTTACCCTGCATAAGATTATGGAATACTGTACTGATTTCAGTAGCAGTTACGACATAATCTGACGGAGACTGATTACAAAGTTCTCCTACCACCTTTTGGATTTCTTCATCAGGAAGATAATCCGACAAAGTGGCCCTCATGTGGCCGCAAATAGCAGAGGTATCGATATTAGATACCATAGGTGATTCCTCCTTTCTGACTACAACCTGTCAGAGGTAGGAACTGCTAATGCAGAGTCAGTCGCGATTGCCCATCGCCCTTGACTAGGTTGCACTAATTGGACTTATGCCATATGTGCAAAAACTCAGATCTTACACTCAGTAAGAGGCGAG